TACATCTTGGCAGACAACCGTATGGCGATGGATGCCGGATGGGACGAAGAACTTCTGCGCGTGGAAATTGAAAGTTTGCAGGCAGAAGCCTTTGATGTAGATCTGACGGGATTTGATGAAAAAGACATTGCTGAACTTTTCGCAGGAGAAGACGGTGATGCACAGGATGATGATTTCGATGTAGACGAGGAACTTCAGAAGCCGCCAGTTTCCAAGAGCGGTGATGTGTGGCTTTTAGGAAACCATCGTTTGGTCTGTGGGGACAGCACCAAGGAAGAAACCTATGAAATCCTCATGAATGGCAAAAAGGCAAACCTTGTGGTAACGGACCCTCCGTATAATGTGAATTACGAAGGCAGTGCCGGGAAGATCCAGAACGACAACATGGAAAATGACAAGTTCTATCAGTTCCTGCTCGATGCCTTCCTTAACATGGAAAAAGCGATGGCGGACGATGCCAGCATTTATGTATTTCATGCGGATACCGAGGGATTGAATTTCAGAAAGGCATTCTCTGATGCAGGCTTTTACCTGTCCGGGACGTGTATCTGGAAAAAGCAGAGTCTTGTGCTTGGAAGAAGTCCCTATCAATGGCAGCATGAGCCGTGTCTTTACGGCTGGAAGAAGAAAGGCAAGCATCAGTGGTACTCCGACAGGAAGCAGACCACCATCTGGGAGTTTGATAAGCCGAAGAAGAACGGTGACCATCCGACCATGAAGCCGATTCCGCTGATTGCCTATCCGATTAAAAATTCCAGTATGAGCAATTGTATCATTCTCGATCCGTTTGGGGGTTCTGGTTCGACCTTGATTGCCTGCGAACAGCTGGGCAGAATCTGCTATACCATTGAACTGGACGAAAAATACTGTGATGTTATCGTAAAACGCTACATCGAGCAGATCGGCTCCGAAGATACGGTATCGGTAATCCGTGACGGCAAGAACATCCGATTTGAGGATTTGGAGGTCAGTGCCGATGGAGAATAAGAATTTAACATTGGGAAGTCTGTTTGACGGCAGCGGCGGATTTCCATTAGGAGCCTTAATTTCCGGGATTACCCCTTTGTGGGCATCGGAGATTGAGCCTTTTCCTATTCGTGTGACAACCAAAAGACTGCCGCAGGTAACACATTACGGTGATGTCAGCAAATTAAACGGTGCGGAAATTCCGCCTGTGGACATCATCACATTTGGAAGTCCCTGCCAAGATATGTCTGTGGCGGGTAAACGAAGCGGTTTGGACGGTAAGTGTTCCAGTCTGTTCTATCAAGCGGTGCGAATCGTGAAGGAAATGAGGTGTAAGACTAATGGCAAATATCCAAGATTTGTGGTATGGGAAAACGTCCTCGGTGCGTTCTCATCAAACAAAGGCGAGGACTTCAAGGCAGTCCTTGACTCCCTCTGCAAAATCAAATCAGAAGACTATGCTTGTTCCTCCACTTGAAAAAGGAAAATGGGACCGTGCAGGAAACATCGTGGGAGAGAATTTCTCCCTCGCTTGGCGAGTGCTCGATGCTCAGTATTGGGGAGTTCCCCAGAGAAGAAAACGCATCTACCTTGTCGCAGATTTTGCAGGTGGGTGTGCCGGAAAAATACTATTTGAGTCAGAGGGCGTGTCAGGGAATCCTGCGAAGGGCATCTGCCCGCGGCAAGGAACTGCCGGAGATTTTGAAGGCTGCACTGGAGCGGCAGGCACAGTCTGCTTAAATGATCAGGGCGGCAACCGCATTGATGTGACCGAGGGCATGACCTGCACCCTCCGTACTGAATCAAATCACCCTCCGCTGGTCTTTGAAAATCATAGTCAGGACACGAGATATACCGATCCCTTGGAACAGGCTCCTACCGTTAGTTCCACCTACGGCACTGGAGACAACAATCAGCCGTTCGTGCTGGAAACACCGAAAACGCTGAAAATCCGAAGCGGCTGTGAGGGCGGCGGCAAGGGTGCGTTAATTCAGGATGATTTGTCTGCAACCCTCGGCTGCAATAATGACCAGACGCTGTTCGTGCCAAAGGCATACGGTATCTGCTCCAAGCACAGCAATTCCATGAAATCGGATAATCCCAACAGCGGATTTTATGAAGCGGTCACCTCCCGTACCATTGATGCGGGCGGCAGCAATCCTGCCTGCAACCAAGGCGGTATTGTTGTGGTTGAGGGCAACAGAAGCAGACCATCCCATAAAGGTGACGGCTATAAGGAATCCGATGTCATGTATACCCTCAATACCATAGAACAACACGCAGTGGTGTATGCCATTGACCGTGAAAGCTATAACTGCGGTCAGAATTATGCAAGGAAGATGGGGATTTCAGAGGATGGTATCAATTCCACCCTAAATGCACAGGGACCGAGTGCTGTGGCGGAACCTGTCTATTCCTCCAGCAAGGCATCCTTCTTTACTTCGGCGGAAGAGGAACTGGCGAACACACTGGTGGCTACAGATTACAAAGACCCGCCTATCGTGAATGATGCGGGTGTAATGCCGGAGTATATCGTTCGCAGGCTAACCCCTACGGAATGCGCAAAGCTACAGGGTTTCCCGTATTGGTGGTGCAGTGACCTTGGTACGGCAGAGCCGACCAAGGAAGAAATCAAATGGTGGACGGAGGTCTTTGAAACCCATCGTCATATTATGGGGACTTTCACCAAGCCAAAAACAGAAAAGCAGATCATCAAATGGCTTAAGAATCCGCATTCTGATTCCGCGGAATATAAGATGTGGGGCAACGGTGTGGCACTTCCCAATGTGGTATTCGTGCTTTCAGGCATTGTGTACTATACACGAAACCCTCCGCAGATTTGACGGTGTTATTTTACACGGAATAATCGCTGTATTGCTTGCTATTACAGCGGTTTAGAGTGATTAATGTAGTACCGAAAAACAAAGGAGGAACGACCCGTGAAAGTTACTTACAACATTACGAACAGAAAGCCTTTTGTAAAGGCGCTCGAAGAAATCACAGGTGCAAAGGCAGTCTATATGAAGACACCGACTTACGCATACACGGTGGATTATTTTACCGTTACTCGTGAGGGAAATCTCACATTCGATGACATGGCAGACAGCGAGGAAATCGAGCGGGTGCTTGAGGAACTTGGTCAGCGAGGTTTTCATTGCGAGAGTTCAGAATACGATGAACCCCAGCCAGAAATCGACTGTGAGGAGCCTTTGGAGGACTGCCCGCCTGCATACGGAGTGCCGGAAGAAAGCGAACAGGGCGAAACTGTGGGGCTTACGGTGGAGATTCCGCATGATAATGTGGCTGTCGGCAACCTTACCAACCTTCTGGAAGCCAAGGGCAGCCTGATTAAAAAGGCACTGGGAATCAGCGAACTTCTGATTGAAATTACAGAAGAGCAGATTTCCTTCCCTTGGTTTACGGATGGCTTGGATGCAGATATGGTCAAAGCCTACACCGACTTCATTGCAGCCCTTTGCAAAATGAGCAAAGAGCAGAAACGTATCTCCAACACCGAAAAGGCGGTGGAGAATGAAAAGTATGCATTCCGATGCCTGCTCCTTCGCTTGGGATTTGTGGGAGCGGAGTATAAAGCAGATCGAAAAATCCTGCTGAAGAATCTGAAAGGCAGCAGTGCATTTAAGAGCGGTGCAAAAAAGGAGACAGCAAATGATGAGATTTCCGAGTAAAGAGATAGTGGAATGGGTACGCAGTCAGTACCCAGTGGGAACGAGAGTGGAGTTGGTGCAGATGGACGATGTGCAGGCTCCTCCCATTGGCACTAAGGGAACTGTATGGGGTGTGGATGATACCGCTTCCATTATGGTTCACTGGGACAACGGCAGCGGACTTCATGTGGTCTATGGCGAGGACAGATGCAGGAAAATCCATGAGGATTAACCGCCATAAACTACACAATTTCCAGGACTTCACAGGGGCAGATATTTGTCCAGTATATATCGCTGAAATGACTTGCTATTATGTGGTTTTAGAGCGAATATGTGTACTACCAAAAGGAAAACACACCAAACGGAGGTACATACCATGAACGAAAAAGTCACAAGACAGATTAAGGAAATGAAACAGCAGACCATCGGAGTTGAGGTCGAGATGAATGGCATTACAAGAGACAAGGCGGCAAGAATTGCAGCCACCTACTTCGGAACAGGCAGATATGAAAACACAGCCGGACGCAACGGCTACAGCACTTGGTCAGCTTGGGATGCAGAAGGCAGAGAGTGGAAATTCCAGAAGGATGTCAGTATCGCAGGATGCGACAGCGAAAAATGCGAACTGGTCACTCCGATTCTTCACTACAGCGACATTGAAGTTTTGCAGGAACTTATCCGACAGCTTCGCCACGCAGGAGCAAAAAGCGATGCCACAAGGGGCTGCGGAGTCCACATCCACATCGGAGCAAATGGACATACCCCACAGACCATGAGAAACCTTGCAAACATCATGGCAAGCCACGAAAGCCTGATAGCAGATGCCCTTGACCTCGACAGAGGAAGAATGAACCGCTACTGCAGGACGGTTGCCCCAAGGTTCTTAGAGCAGATCAACAAGAAAAAGCCTCAGACGATGGCGGCACTTGCAGACATCTGGTACACCGCCAACGGAGCAGGCTGCGGCAGAGACCATCATTATAACGACAGCCGCTACCATATGCTTAACTACCATGCGACTTTCACAAAAGGAACCATCGAGTTTAGACTTTTCCAGTTCGATGCTCCGGCAGACGGCAAGTTGAACGGACTTCATGCCGGACAGCTGAAAAGCTACATTCAGCTTTGCCTTGCACTGAGTCAGATGGCAAAAACGGTGAAGAGTGCCAGTCCCAAGCCACAGCAGAATGAGAATCCAAAATATGCTATGAGGACTTGGCTTCTTAGACTCGGCTTCATCGGAGATGAATTCAAGACGGCAAGAGAAATTCTTACCAAGAGACTGACAGGAAATACAGCTTTCCGGAATGGCAGAGCCGCTTGAAGGACATGCAGGAGTTAGCCTCCTGCCACCTTACCCGCTGCCCAAAATAGCATGGCCGCATTCGGCGGTCTTAAGGTGGTAGAAGGGTAACCCCTTCGGAAAGGATGGATACCATTATGAAGAAAAGATATTATATCGCTTATGGCAGCAACTTAAACATTCGGCAGATGAGGATGAGATGCCCATCGGCACGAATCATCGGAACAGCAGAAATTTGTGACTATGAATTGCTTTTCAAGGGCAGCCAGACAGGTGCTTACCTTACCATTGAGCCAAAGGCTGGTGCAAAGATTCCTGTTGCCGTTTGGTCGGTGACAGATGAGGATGAAGCGGCACTTGACCGCTACGAGGGGTTCCCCAACTTTTATTACAAGAAGGAAATGCAGCTGCCGATTAAGGGAATCAAGTCCGGCAGGACACGGATCAGAGATTGCTTTGTGTATATCATGCATGAGGAGCGGAGTATCGGTATTCCCTCTCTTTCCTATGTGAGCATCTGCCTTGAGGGATATATCAGCTTTGGATTTGATGAACATTTTCTTGCAGAAGCGCAGATTAAATCAGAGGGGGCATTCGAACATGGAAAAAAGAGAAACTGCTGAAATCAGAATCTGCCCACACTGTGGGAAAGCCTATCATGGTTCGTATGCTCTTTCGAGGGCAGACAATGAAACACTTATCTGCTCGGACTGCGGTACCAGAGAAGCCTTGGAAAGCATTGGGGTGAAGCCCTCCGAGCAGAAAGAAATCATTGAGACCATCCATCGCTCCATGCGGGGATAAAGCTGTAAAACACGCAGTTTTCCACGCAAATATTTGTTCATATTATATAGCTTATATGACTTGCTATTATGTGGTTTTAGAGCGAATATGTACACACCGAAAGGGAAAACAAAAACGGAGGTAATCGAATATGTGGTTAGAAGGAACGATTGGAGTTAAGAACGCAGATGGAAGATACACGGGAGTGCATTATTGCTGTAAACGCTTTGATGAGCCGAGCGAAGAATATGGCATTGCCGGAGGCAGAATCTCCAAGCTGGTATTAAAGCAGGAGGGTGAGGTGGTCTACGACTATGGCAGGGGATGGGATATCCCACCGCAGACAAAAGAAGCGGAGCAGGCACTTGTCATTCTGATGTACGAACACAATTAAGGTTTATTACAACTGAAAATTCCAAGGACGGAGCCAAGCGGCTCTGTATCTTGTTGCCGATTGGCCGCAGTAATGCGGTTATTTTTATGTCAAAAATTAGGAGGTGACGGCACTTGCGAAAGCTGAAAAAATATATGCCTACCAAGTTTAAGGTGAAGGGCAGCCATTATGATGAGGATGCAGCGGATTTTGCTGTTGCCTTTATTGAGAGTCTTTGCCACACCAAAGGTACATGGGCGGGAAAACCTTTTGAACTGATAGACTGGCAAGAGCAGATTATCCGTGATTTATTCGGAACGCTGAAGCCTAACGGTTATCGGCAGTTTAATACAGCCTATGTGGAAATTCCAAAGAAGATGGGAAAATCAGAACTGGCGGCCGCAGTCGCACTTCTTCTGACTTGCGGTGACGGAGAGGAACGAGCCGAGGTCTACGGCTGTGCTGCCGACCGGCAGCAGGCTACCATTGTATTTGATGTGGCGGCGGATATGGTGCGGATGTGTCCGGCTCTTTCCAAGCGCGTGAAGATACTGACCTCACAAAAGCGAATTATTTATACTCCAACTAACAGCTTCTACCAAGTGCTGTCAGCAGAAGCCTATTCAAAGCATGGATTTAATATACACGGAGTGGTGTTCGATGAACTGCACACCCAGCCGAACCGGAAACTGTTTGATGTTATGACCAAGGGTTCCGGCGATGCCCGTATGCAGCCACTGTATTTCCTTATTACAACAGCCGGGACAGATACCAATTCTATTTGCTATGAAACACACCAGAAAGCAAAGGATATTCTGGAGGGAAGGAAAATTGACTCTACCTTCTACCCTGTGATTTATGGTGCTGATGAGTCAGATGATTGGACAGACTCAAAGGTTTGGAAGAAAGCCAATCCTTCTCTTGGCATCACAGTTGGGATGGATAAGGTCAAAGCCGCCTGTGAATCGGCAAAACAGAATCCAGGCGAGGAGAACTCTTTCCGGCAGCTACGTTTGAATCAATGGGTCAAGCAGGCTGTCCGGTGGATGCCGATGGACAAGTGGGATAAATGTGCGTTCTCTGGCCGTGAGGAAGATCTGGAAGGTCGTGTCTGCTATGGCGGTCTTGACTTGTCATCCACTACGGACATCACAGCCTTTGTCCTGGTGTTCCCTCCGGATGATGAGGAAGATAAATACAGCATTCTCCCATACTTTTGGGTGCCGGAGGAAACCCTCGACCTGCGTGTCCGCCGTGATCATGTTCCCTATGATGTGTGGGAACGGCAGGGATATTTGCAGACCACGGAAGGGAATGTCGTTCATTATGGCTACATTGAGAAATTTATTGAAAGCTTGGGCGAACGGTTCAATATCCGAGAGATTGCATTCGACCGCTGGGGTGCAGTGCAGATGGTGCAGAACCTGGAGGGCATGGGATTTACCGTTGTCCCATTCGGACAGGGTTTTAAGGATATGTCCCCTCCTACAAAGGAGTTGATGAAGCTGACACTGGAAGAAAAGCTGGCACATGGCGGTCATCCAGTTCTTCGGTGGATGATGGATAACATCTTTATTCGTACTGATCCTGCTGGAAATATCAAGGCGGACAAAGAAAAATCAACAGAGAAGATTGACGGTGCCATTGCAACGATTATGGGACTGGACAGAGCCATTCGCTGCGGCAACAATGCAGGTGCTTCGGTTTATGACGACCGGGGCATTTTGTTTATATAGGAAGGAGCGTGATTGTATATGAGCATTTTCAGTAGATTATTCCAGTCAAGGGATAAGCCTGCTAACAGTACCGCAGGCAGTGCCTATCGCTTTTTATTCGGCGGCAGCACTTCCGGAAAATTGGTGACGGAGCGTTCCTCCATGCAGATGACAGCTGTGTATTCCTGTGTCCGTATCTTAGCGGAGGCAGTAGCAGGACTGCCGCTGCATTTCTATCGATACACGGAGGATGGCAGCAAGGAAAAGGCCACTGACCATTCGCTGTATTTTTTGCTGCATGATGAGCCGAATCCGGAAATGACATCCTTTGTATTTCGGGAAACCCTTATGACCCATCTGTTGTTGTGGGGGAATGCCTACGCACAGATTATCCGAAACGGCAAGGGCGAGGTGATTGCTTTATACCCACTGATGCCGAACCGTATGAGGGTAGACCGTGACGATAAAGGGCATCTGTATTACGAATACCAGACTTCTTCAGATGAAGCAAAGACCACTAAGGGCGGTACGGTTCGGCTGAAACCGACCGACGTTCTCCATATTCCAGGTCTTGGATTTGATGGTTTGGTCGGATATTCCCCCATTGCTATGGCAAAGAATGCCATCGGTATGGCGATTGCTTGTGAAGAGTATGGAGCCAAGTTCTTTGCAAACGGTGCAACTCCTGGCGGCATCTTAGAATATCCGGGTGCAGTCAAAGATCCAGAGCGTGTCCGTGAAAGCTGGAATAAAGGCTTTGGCGGCAGTTCCAACGCCAACAAGGTAGCCATCTT